GGGTTCTGCTGCAACAGCTAAAGCAAATTCTTCATAAGTAGAAAAAAATTTATTCTCCTTTACTGTGTTATCATAAGCTATAAAAGGTTGATTATAGTCTTTTGCAATTGTGTATTTTCTTTCATTTTCTGGTAGTTCTAAGTCTTTTATATATTCAGCTAAAGTTATCTCTGTATTTAAATTTGTAGTTCTATCATTAACTAATTTAAAAGTTGTATTAGCATCTAGTGCATTTTTCTTTTTTAATTTTTCTGTTTCTTGTAAAAATCCTAAGTTAGAAAACATAGCTTGACTAATTATATTAGCTCTTGTGACTGCGTCTTCTTGTTGTTTTGTTAAAGCATATGTTCTTCGTTGTGCGTCTACAGCTCTTTCTGCGGCTCTAACTTCTGTTTCTTCTTTTCTTGTTGCTCTTCTTGCTGCTGTAAACTCAGGAACAGTAGCCTGTACTGCTTGTCCTAACACATCAAGAGCTTTTCCTCTGCCTGTCAAAAGTCTAGCACCAAAATTAATTAATGATGACGCAACATCTTGTTGTTTTTGTGTTTCTATAGATTCTTTTTCTGCACTGAAATCTTTTTGATACAGCATTTTAGCTTCTGCCGCATACTGTTCTGCTGATTTTTCAGGAAATAATTCACTAGCAAATTGATTTGCTATTGGTTGAAACTCATTTAAACCAGCTATAATGCCTTGATAAGATGAATCTTGTAATGGTGTTGCAGTATTCTCATACTGTCCTGTTTGAAATATACTTGTATCTACTGGATTCAGTCCGCCTGGCATACCTGTTGCAAAAGGTATGGGTTGTCCTGTATTATGATCAATGTATGGATTACCGCCATGCTTTAGCTTAGCGACTTTCTTAAACATTTTTCTATCAAGTACGCTCATGCTTTATCCTATGCTGGCTAAGGGGTTACCTATGTTTAATCCTTTTGCTAATCCAAGTCCCATGATACCTAATCCTGCTACTTGCATTAAAGGACTAGTAGATGGTTGTTGTTGCACAGACATTTGAGAAGCTGGTGTTCCTGTCAAAATACCAGAAGCAAATGACAATCTTTGAAATGGTTCTTGTGCAGCTAATTGAGCAGTGGCTCTTTGAGCGTCTAAAACATTTTGTGCTTGTTGTTGTCTTAATCCACCAGCTTGTTGCAATTGTGCAATATCTTGTGATGCCAAACCTTGTTGTAGTTGACCTAGTCCAGCTTGTTGACCCCCTAAAGCAGCTAATTGTTGACCAATGTTAAATTGTCTACCTTGTTGTGCTTCAAATGATTGTTGAGCTGTTTGTTGCGCTTGTTGAAAGTTTCTAGATAAATCTTCAAATATACGTCTTGACTTAATATCTTGCAGATTTCTAGCCATTTCTGCACTTTGTATTCCAGCACGTTCTGTGCCAAAAGCACCTGCTGAGACTGCTTGTGCGTCTAATCCTTGCTGTTGTAATTGTGCTTGTCTATCTAATTCTGCTAAAGCTTGTCTAGTAACAGTTTGTTGATAAGGATCCATGTAGGCTTGTATACCTTCTGCGGTTGGAGCAAACATTCTACCAGCACCTCTAGTTGCGGCTATGCCTTCACCGATGGTTGCACCTGCTTGATCTAAGAAAGGTTGAAACTGACCAATGCCTTGTTGTGCCATGGCCATCGCTCGTTGTTGCTCTGGTGTCAGGCCTGCAACTTGAAATCCTGCAATAGGTTGTGGAACACCTGCTCTACCTAATCTTCTAGCTTGAAAATTTTCTTCTGTTTCTCCTGGCTGTCTAACAGCATTAGGGTCACCAAATGTTGAAGTTAATAACTGTTTACCTCTTTCTTCAATATAAGGTGCCAGTCTACTATACGTGATTATCTCTTCAGCCATTATGCTATACCTACCCCTCTTGATGACTCTGGATCCAATTTATTCATTAAGTTATACATGGCCCGTGGTCCGCCAGCATTCTCTACTGCTTTTGCAGTCATTACAAACTCTCCATCACTCAACATTGCAGGAACTAAATCATCTTTAGGTCCGCCAGGTCCTGAAATTTGACCTTGTCTTCTTGGAAATTCACCACCCTTAGCATATTTATCCATATACTCTAAGTCCATTATACCACCATCAGCAGCAAAAGACATCTGAAGATTATCAGGTATACGATTACCAAACTGACCGTAGTAAGGAGTGCTAGGATAAATATTAAAAAAGTCTGCTCCAAGTCCTTTTGGTTCCTCCTCTAGATCTTTAGATAAGGCCACTAGTGGTGGTACAGTTAATGCTGCAGTGTTAATATATGTACCTAAACCAGCACCAGCCGCAGGATTAATTAAATTTCCGCCTACTATCTTAGCACCACCATCCGATATTAACGATTGTGCTTGAGATGCACTTAAATCAGCTAATGGTGTGTCTACTAAACTAGGATCTCCAAGCAATTGTGCTTGTGCTGGATTGACTGTATTTTCAGCTGCACCAAAACCTAAGTTTTGACCAACACGTTCAAACGCTGTTCCTAGTCCTCCACCTTCACCACTACTAAATAAATCACGAAGTGCGTATTGACCAGGATCTCCTCCAAACATTTCTGCTTGTCCAAAAGCTTTGCCAGCACCGTATCCACCAATACCACCCATGATTACATCACCAGCATCTCCACCAGTTAACAAAGGCACACCTGCACCAATCAGTGCAGAGTACACTGGTCCTGCACCAAAGATACCTGCAATTGTACCAGCGTATGGTGCTATACTTTTTAGTGCTTTTTTAGCACCTTTAAAAATTTTTTTAAGAAAAAACTCTGGTTGTCCTGTTACAGGATTTATAGAGTTAAGTTCATTACCAACAATATATCTTTCAGGGTTTATACCCATGTCTAGCATTTGATTAAACAACATGGCTTTCAGTTTAGGGTTAGAGTCCAAGACTTCCATAGGCACAACTGTTTCGCCTTCAGCGACATGTGCAATATATGCGTCTTCGTATCTACCTAAATCTGCAAGTTTAGAAACCTCAGCTTGGAATGATCCCAAACCACCAGTTTCGTATTGTTGCATGCTACTATTCATGTTCTAACTAGTCCCTCCAAATATATCGGGCATTTTATTTACTTTTATGGCGACATCTTTTTGTATGTCTTCTTCTTTTGTGTCGGTAGCAGGATCTTGAACATCTTTGGTTGCCTCTTCTTCTGAAGCGTAGACTTTTCCTGTTTTGGCGTGTTTGATAGTTGTAACAGTATCTACATCTATCTTAGGGATTCTTTTCCCAGCAACCACGATTGTATCTTCATTTATACTCATTTTTTAACCTCCTTGCAATATCTATGTTATCTCTAAAACACTTAAAACAACATGTAAATCATTGGCATTTTCTGCTTGTATTTTTATTATCTCTGACTCTTTAGCGACTAATGGTGTTGCTGTTGCAGTGTCAGAATCCGATGATATTTGACTAGTATTACCAGCCGCTAATATCTCCTGTGTAGATCCTTTTTCTATGTCTCTACTCTTTTGTAGTGTATAGCTAGTGCCACCTGAGTCTACCAAAAACACTGATATTTCACAGTCATTTGATGTATCAACATTAGCTACATGTATGGATTTAATTATAGCTGTAGTCTCTGCTGGTATAGTATACAAAGTAGTTAGGTCTGTATTAGTAAGAATAGCCTTGTAATTTGTGTATGTATTAGCCATTTACGATAAAAACCAACTAATTCTTTCTGTATCTTCTCTTAATGTTTCAGGTGTGTACGTATTGTTTAACAAAAAAATCAACTGATCCAATGTTTGTATTAATGTGTTTTGTTGTTGTTGACTATACTCTGGTGTAGCCTGTGGTAATCTTGGTATTTGTATTTTTGACATTATGCTCCTCTCATACCATCTGGTTTAATATCTAATCTTAATGTTCCATATCTCCAATTGTCATCTATGGCATCACTAGCAACTCTTACAGCCACTTGTCTACCACGTATTCTAGTATCTTTTTTTGTTGTAGTTGTTGTTATATCAAACGAACCGTGTGTAGTTTGTGTGCCTGACGGATAAGGTCTTGTTTTAATTGTTAAGTCCACAATGCCTGACTGCGATTTAAAATCTGGTATCATTCTACTAATAGACATAAAATTGTCACCATCTGCTATGTCAACATCACCAGACTCTATGTGTGTATTCATTGCACTGCCATCATCATTAGATCCAAACTCATGTAAATGTATAAATGTTCTACCAGCTTTAAGTCCTGTAATAGTGCTAATAGTAGCTGTTGTGTCATCTGATTTAAATTCAGCAGCATATGGATTGTCATATGTACCACGATCAGCCCAAGATGTTCTAGATAATGTGCCTATGTACCAAAGGTTTTCAGCGTAATTGTAAAACACAACTCTGTCAATTTGTTGTGAGTTTGCAGAAGCATAGAACCACATTACCTCATTATAGTCTGTATTAGCTGCACAGAATATGTCTTGTTTAGCGTTAACATTAAGATCATCAAATACATAGTCTTGCACACTACATGGTATTTTTTGCACAGCACCATCAAATAAAAAGAAAGAATCGGTGCCCATCCAGAAAGATACACCACCAACATCTACTGCTGCATTTAATCCTATACAACCACAAGCAGAACCCAGTTGATTAAAACCAAAGGTAAGTGGTGGACCTATGAACTGCATTTGATATAAGGCAGTGTCTGTCCATATTAAAACAGCACCTCTTGATCTTACTGCTGTTTGTATGAAGTTACCATCCACCAATCTTTTTGATCCTGCTGTATTAGTTGCCGTTGGTGTCCAAACATTTTGATCCTCTTGTCCTGACCATCTTAAAAACATGTTGTCTTGTGTAGAGGAGTTTCCTATTGTAGTTTCTGTACCAAAACAAATGACGTGTCTATCGTCACCAGAAACTAACATAAATCTTGATTTTGTAGGTGCATTAGAAACATTTGTTACTGATGATCTATTATTAGATAAACCAGAGGATGTGTCCCAATAAAATAATCCACCGTTAAACTGTAATGATAATACGTCTTCACCCCAGTTATCTAAAGCCCATTTCGCTGACTCAAGTAAAACACCCTCAGCTCCAGTTAGACCTTCTCTTGTAGTATTCCAAGTAGATGCACCATACGTAGAAGCACCCCAACCATAACCAAATATAGATACAGCAGATCCTGTATTTATTTGATATGTTCCGTTAGCCGTGGCTCCTGTTGCATCAGAACTAGCCGCAGCTTTTGCTTCTATGGTAAATGTATTAGAATTAGGAACTGTTAATATCTCAAACTCGCCCTCTAAATTAGCTGTAGATATACCACCCACTGCACCACTTACACTTGCTATAGTTACAAAGTCACCTATCAAAGCACCGTGTGATGAATCTGTTACTGTCACAGTTGTGCTACCATTAGTTGTTGCGAACTGTGTTATGTTACCTGTACCTGTAGATCTTATTGGAGTTATGTCTGCATAAGAGTTTTCTGAGTATGCGTATAATTTTTTGTTAGTGCCATATATTGCATATTTAACACCACTTAAGTCACTGTAAGTTAGTATGGCTCTCGTTGCACCCACAAGTGCATCAGACGTAACTTTTTCCCATCCACCTAATTTTTCTGGTAAGCCGTATCTAAATCTAATATTGTCACAATCTACCCATCGACCCTCAGCACCATACTCGGTATTTTGTTTATCAATACCCGGTGCTATTTGTAATTTGGTTAGAGGCATTGAAATTACTCAGCTGAATCATAGAACCTGATCCAACGATCTGTACCTCCGATGTTTACACGTATCGCACCGACTTTACTACTGGTCGTGCCTGTAGATGATGATAAGCTAGCTGAACTATCCTCAGCGGATGTACCATCAAAGTATATAAACTCTTCATCTTGATCATCTTGATCTAAAGATAAACATGCTATCGCACCTGATGAATTTGCTTGATTTATTTCTACACTAGCGTTTGCAGGTGTACTTGTACCAAAACCTATTTTGTCAGCAGAGCCATCAATAAACAATGCATGTGTTAGTGTGTTAGTTTCTGCTCTAAAATCAACAGAAGCACCTGACTCGTTGAAAGTAAAACCACCACCATCAAAGTCTATTGCACCTGTTGCTTTCACACCACCTACCACGTGTAGCTCTGTAGAAGGTGAGTTAGTTTTTATACCAACACGGTCATTACCAGCATCTGTAAAAAATAAATTAGCGTCACCATTACCTTCAATGCGAAAATCCAAATCTGCTGATGATTCATTAAACACAAAAGTACCACCATCTAAAGATGTGTTACCTGATACTGTCAATGTTCCGTTGGCCGTGATATTTCCTGCATCGTTTAAGACATCAAACATTGTAGATCCATCAGAATATAAAATATGCTTTGATCCTGCTACAAGGTTAGTAGCTGTACCACCAGCAGGTTTGAAACCTAAAGTATGTGTGCTCATGGTAGTTGCGTTATCAACAATGTACCATGTTTCTACAGCCTCACATTGAACTGTGGTATTACCTGTAAGAGTGCCTGTTAATTTTATAATAGCGTTACTTTGTTCATCTGTTGTAGATCCATCTGTTGCTGTTAAAGAGTCAGTAGTGCTAGCAATAGCTACAGAAACGTAACCTTTAATAGCTGATTCTACTTTTTGTAAATTATTGTTAGTGATTGTACCCCAGGTTCCCGAATTTTCACCTGTGGCTTGTAACTCTAAGTTAAGTGCACTTGAATATGACGATGCCATTTTTTACTCCTAATCCGTTGACCCTGGTTCCACGTCTACCCAGGTAATTGTTTGTGAGTCATCCACTTCGTTCCAAATAAAGAATGATGGACTACCAACACTAAAGTTAATAATATTTTGAAACGCTTCACCAAAAGCTGTTTCTTCTCCTAATCCTATAGTAATTTGTCCTGCTGTGGTAGGACTAATATTTGCACTAGCAGCAACAGTTTCGGTTCCTATTGTAAAACTTGGTGCTCCAGCAGTAGAGGGAGACACAGAGGCACTTGCTGTAACACTTTCATCTCCAATACCAGAGGTAATTGCTATGCCACTAATAAAAGGTGATCCTACGTTTTGTACACCACCACCTCTAACAGAGGCTATAGCAAACTCAGATATGGTGCCGTGACCAAATAACATTATTTACCTATTAATGCTTTTATTTCGTCATCTGTTAAACCAAGATTTTTAAGTTTAGTTCTAGCTGATGTTTCGTTAGTTTGTTTAGCTGTTTCTAA